ATGACGGCAACGAAGCAAGTTTTTTCAATAAAGGGAAAATACCTGAAAGATACTGTATGACGAATAAAAATCATGCGCCAACTTTTGAAGAAGTATCACAGTATGTTTTGCGTGACGATTTGCAATCGTCATTATTCGATCATGACGATACACTGTCATTGTCGTGTATGTCTATTTATCATGGACTTTGTGAATAATTTTTACTATGCCTGAACTAAAACATAACCTCCGTGTTGAGCCTTACGACTATCAACGTGAGGGCATCCGCTTTGGCCTTAACCGCCACCGCATCCTCATAGGTGACGAACCGGGGCTTGGCAAGACCCTGCAAAGTATCGGCATAGTCGATACCGCAAACGCCTATCCCTGCTTGGTGATATGCCCATCATCATTGAAAATCAATTGGCAACGTGAGTTTGAAAAGTTTACCGACAAAAAGGCTCTCGTCCTCGATAATGCAACCCGCACATCGTGGCCATACCTGCTCGGCATGGGAATGTTCCAGGTGGCTATCGTCAACTACGAAAGTCTGAAGAAGTTCTTTGTGTGGGATATCAGATGCCCGAATGGCAAATCGGGTGCCGCGGCTCGCAGCTTTCAACTGAAAGATGTTGTATTCAACCGTGACATCAACATCTTCAAGTCGGTAATCATGGACGAGTCTCACCGGCTCAAAGACCCAACGGCTCAGCAGACTATGTTCACACGCGGCATTGTCGAGGGCAAGGAGTGGCGCATACTTCTGTCGGGGACTCCTGTCGTCAATCATGCGCAAGACCTCGTGGCACAATTGGCCATCATGGGGCGATTGCTCTCTGACTTCGGAGGACGTGGCAAATTCCTTGCCGACTATGGCGACAATGAGAACCTGTCTGAACTCTCTGAAAAACTTTACGCCTCCTGCATGATACGCCGCGAAAAGCGGATGGTACTTACTCAACTCCCCGACAAGCAGCGCACCGACCTCCATGTCGATATATCCAACCGCGATGAATACGACCTTGCCGCTGCCGACCTTGCCGCATACCTGCGCGAATATACCGAGTGTACCGACCGTGAGATTCGTCGCAAGATGCGCATGGAGGCTCTTGTAAAGTTTATGACGCTGCGCTCCCTCGCTTCCAAAGGCAAGGTTAAGCAAGCAACTGACTTTATCCGTAATTTTCGCGCCAACGGCAAGCCGCTGATCGCGTTCTGTTCCCTCAAGGAGATTGTAAAGGCTCTGCAAAAGCAATTCCCGGACTCAGTAAGGGTAACCGGCGATGATAGCCTCAACGACAAACAAGCGGCTGTCGATGCGTTTCAGTCCGGCGAGGCTCAACTGATAATCTGTTCCATCAAGGCCGCAGGTGTCGGTCTGACGCTGACTGCCTCCTCTAATGTGGCTTTCGTCGAATTTCCGTGGACGTATGCCGACTGTTGCCAATGTGAGGACCGCGCCCACCGTATAGGCCAAAAGAATAACGTCAATTGCTACTACCTTATCGGTCGCAACACTATTGACCCCGTATTGTATAACATCATTCATAAGAAGCGTAGCATCGCCAATCAAATTATGGCTTCCGATGATGATATCCCTACCGATGAAATGTACTTCGATGAACTTGTAAACTCATTCCTCAGCTATGGTGTATGAAGTCAATCTCAAACTCCGATTTCTCCCTGCTTTTGGAAAAGCTGCCAATAGTGATTCGATACGCAAGAGGGAGTATTCCACCAACAGACATAAAGGCCGTAAACGCTTTGCGCGTCTTGACAATGCTACACACAAAACTCACAAGAAGCTCTCAATACAAAAAACAATAAAACCAAACAAAAATGACAAAGAATGACATTGCGGTTGCTTTGTGCGGCCGTATCCCCGACCTCCCCAAATCTACTGCCCTACACGTTGTTGATGGCATGACCGACATCCTCGCCGATGCTTTCGCCAGTGGTGAGAATGTTTACCTCCGTGGCTTCGGCACGTTTGCGGTCAAGCCGACAAAGCAGAGAAACGCACGCAACATCAATGCAGGGACTACCGTGGTTGTCCCTGCCGGGCGCACAGTGAAACTCAAACTTAGCAAAGAACTCAAACATCGTCTGAACAATGGAAATTAAATTCAAACAGTACACCGGCACTAAAACCGTCAAGGCCATGTTTATGGGAGCCGGGGAAGCAATGAGGTGTGGCGCAAACCTCACCGATGAGGTTGTCAACAAGAACATCGGCAATGACGGTTACCTCGTTGAATACCCCGATGGTTACCGCTCTTGGTCTCCTGCTTCTGTCTTTGAAGAAGCCTATCGACCCTCTGGAACTTATGTGGAGAGAATGCGCTTAGAGTATATCGAACTTGGTAAGCGCATACAGAAGGCAACCAATTATCTCTATGAACCTTATGCGCCCATATCAAAACATGAGCGCAAATTGTTGTCTTTGCAGGTAGACGCAATGGTGCGCTACTACAACATACTGCGTATGCGCCTCAACATGTCTGAAAAGGCATCCAATAAACGCATAGCTGACGAATGTTTAAGAGAGGAGAGCAACAATGGCACAGTGGATTGAAGTAAAAGTACGTTACGAGAAAATGACGGACTCTGGAAAGACGGTTAAGGTCACAGACCCTTACTTCGTTGATACTCTCTCATGCACCGAAGCTGAGGCTCGCGTCATAAAGGAAATCACACTGTTTATCTCCGAGTTCAACGTCCTCAACGTTGGCAAGACCAAAATCTCCGAGATATTTTGGAATGAGAGTGGCAACCGTTTCTATAAGGTCAAGGTTAATTTCATCACTCTCGATGAGAAAACAGCAGCAGAGAAGCGGACAGCCTCTTACATTCTCGTTCAAGCCTCCAACTTTGACGAGGCTCTACGCAACTTCCATGATGGAATGAAAGGCACGATGGCCGACTACGAGATTGAGACTATCTCAGAGACAAAGATTGTCGATGTCTATACCTACGAAGCCAAGACGGAGGGTACAACCACTTCCAAAGAGAATGTAAAAGCAATAGCCGAAAAAGTCGCTGCCGATCCCAAAGTACAAAAGGCTGTAAAGCGTTTCCGCGATGCAGTCCCGGATGGCGCCAAAGTATCTGTGTCCTGCTCCGGCCCGGATAGGCGAATGTCACCCGAAGTCGTTGCAGTCGATAAATCCAAACCAAAGGACAATGACGATTGAGGTTATCGATTGTAAAATCGCTTCGACTCCTATATAATTATATGACCATCGAAGAATATAAGGCTCTGCGCGTTGCATCATCTTCAAAAAAGCGCAGCAAGTATGGTGCGAAGAAGTCCGACGGCTACGATTCCAAAAAGGAACATCGCCGTGCCAATGAACTGAAGTTGATACAATGCGCCGGCCTTATTCCAACCTCCGTGAGCAAGTAAAGTATGTGCTTATCCCTACACAACGCGACTCTTACGGCAACCTCTTGGAAAAGGAGTGTTCCTACTATGCCGACTTCGTCTATGAGCGAGACGGCAAAACCGTTGTCGAGGATGCCAAGGGCATCCGAACTGACGATTATATCATCAAGCGAAAACTCATGCTCTTTGTGCATGGCATACGAATAAAAGAAGTTTAACCATTTGAAGGATTGCCGCATGGGTCGTTGACTCGAGAGTAGTCTCCGGGGTGCGGCGATATTCACCTTAAAATCCGAGTAAGGATATGGAACAAAGAGATTCAATTCTGTTCTATCGCAGTTTCTATGAAGCGATAAGTGGACTACCTAAGGATATCCAGTTGGAAATTTACACAACGGTCATGGAATATGGCCTCAACGGAAATTTAACTGAACATCTTAAGCCGGTCACTAAAGGAATGTTCGCTCTTATGAAGCCTATAATCGATAGTAACAACGTGCGCCGTGAGAATGGTAAAAAGGGAGCTGACTTCGGCAAACGTGGTGGACGCCCCAGGAAAAAGGACGCTCCAGCCGAGCCGGTCTACAATCTCTCTTTTGAACAAGAGATTGAGCGAATGAAAGAGGATGCCCAGTGGAAGCTTTCGGTTTGTAAAGATTACAACCTCACGCCTGAGGATTACAACGACCATCTTGAACGCTTCCTCAAGCGATGCAAAGATTCTCGCGACGGCAAGCCCCATGACAGCATCGACGATGCCAAAAGCCATTTCCGCTATTGGCTGGACAAAGGGGGTTGCCGCACAAGGAAATCCCAAGCAGCTGTTCCCAACGGTAACATTCCACCTGACTATTCATTCAAGGGCGGTTTCGGCGGCAAAGATGTCTAATACCTTACGATCATGAGTTATCCACAATGCCTGATAGAGGAGCTTGCCAAGTATGGCCAAAAGCCAACATACAATCTCGCATGGGACCGCTCCATGCTTGACACCCTCAAACGCCGCACTTCCGATGCAGCCGTGTATTCCGCTATGCAGATTGCAAAGGTTATCGAGAGAGCCGACAAGGATAGACGCGAAGCACAGCAAGCCTTTCCCGACCTCGCTGACCCTGCTGTCTATGAGATGCACGCTCACTTGTTTCTCTACATCGCCAACAATATCGTCATGGAGCCTCAACACCGAGAGTTTGTCATTGACGATGACAATCGGCCGGTGGTGCGCTTCCTGCTGTACTATTTCAACAATTGTCGTCTCGCCGAATCAGTGTTTCCCGATAGAGGTTACAAGCTGCATAAGAACATCATGCTCAAAGGTGGTCCCGGCGTCGGCAAGACAATGATGATGCAATGCTTCTCCGAATATCTGAGGCGCATCAAGTCACCGCGCTTCTTCCACAACCTGTCGGTCACACAGATGGTGAATTACTATACCATTCATAACAACTTTGACCGATACACTTTCTACGAGGAGGAAAGCAAGGGATTCATGCCTAAGCCGGAGAATGTATGCCTTAACGATGTCGGCCTTAATGACGACAAGGTTTTCTTCGGCATGAAAACATCAGTGCTGACTGATGAGTTTCTGCTTGCGCGAAACGACATTTGGGCAGGGTGGGATAAGTTTGCCCACATCACCACCAATCTCGATGAGGCTGCTCTTACTGCCCGATTCACCCAGAGCGACAAGTATGGACGTCTAGTGGACCGTTTCAAAACCTACAATGTGATCGAACTTACTGGCGAAAGCCGAAGATAAAAAACTATCTATTATGAGTCAAATGTCAGCCGAATATAAGGCGGTCCGAAAACAAATAAAGGAAATATTAAAAAGTTCCACACTGAGCGAAATTGAAAAATACTCGCTCCTTTCAGCAGGCCTCATGGAGGTTGCTCATCAATACAATGGTAATGACTTTTCGCATATTAAGTTAAATCTTGCCCTTGTGAGTAAAACCATGCTGAACGCGGTTGAGGCCGCAGAAAAATTATTTGGCAATTTAAATAAGTAACATCATTATGCAAAAAGCACTCAATCGTCTACACAGACAACTCCTCGCTGATGCAAATCAAGGCAACGGCACTCTTGGCGCACTTGTTATTGTCGGCTCTGCGTCCACTCCGCAAAACGGTAAAGTAACCTCTTTCTCCGGCGGCAATACTCTCCCTATTACTATGGGACTCGTCAAGGAGATGCAACGCGACAACGGCATACTACAAGCCGTCCGCATGGCTATCGCAATCGTTGATAACAACCTCACACAACAGGACTGATATGGATACGACTATTGACCCTGCTACGCCTTACGGCAAACCTCGCCCTACGATGAATGACAAAGAGTTTGACGAGACTATTCGCCTCGCTATTGCTACCTATGGCAAAGAGGTTCAGACTCAAATGCTGTTTGAGGAGATGTCAGAACTTCAGAACGCTATCTGCAAACTCGCTCGTGGTCGCGGCACTGCCGACCAAGTCTGTGAGGAAATTGCCGATGTGATGATCATGTGTTTCCAAATGTCTCAAATCTACGGCCAAAAGAATGTGGAACAATGGGCAATCAAGAAAATGCTTCGGCTCAAAGACCGGCTGAAAGGGAGTAAGAAATGAACTATAATAAATGAGAGACGGCATTAACATAATTTTAACACTTTGGACATGCCAGCCCACTTTCTGTAGGAAAGGTTTTCTTAGCCATGGAGAGCCTCCTAAAAATGCGGAATGCAGGGTCGCTTATTCGCCCTAATGAACTATCCAGTCTTGGATGTAAAAGCATGGTGGCGGAACATTTCTTAGGGTCTTTTTCGACCAATGAAACAGCGGCCTTACT